TCCGCCGCCTGCCGCTCCACCTCCGGCTCCTACGCCGGTGGATGCAGAAGTGGTTCGCTCGCGAGGCACGGCACGCCGTCGAGCCGCAAACGCTGGCGGCAGAAGCTCATCGCTCCTCGGTGGGGAGCTTAAGAGCGAACCCGCGCAGGGCGCACGTAAGACATTACTTGGATCGTAGGAGATAACCGTGGCGAGAAAAGAAGACAGCGAAGAGTATAAGGATCGCGACGATATCATGCGACGCATCGGCGGCATGGACCTTGAGTACTCTTCCTTCGAGGCGCATTACAAGGAACTCTCTGAGTACCTAGACCCTCGCCGTGGGCGGTTCGAGATCGAAGACCGTAACAAAGGCGACAAGCGCTACAAGAACATCATCAACAATGCAGCCAGCCGCGCCTTGCGGAGATCAACTGCTGGAATGTTTGCGGGCGTTATGTCGCCCTCGAGGCCGTGGTTTACTTGGTCGCTGATGAACAAAGCTCTTCTTCAGCCGCGAGAAAACAAAGCGTGGCTGGAATTATTCCGCGACATGGTGCTGATGGTTGCTGCGGCCAGTAACCTGTACAACATGGCGCCGCTGATGATCCGCGAACTGCTCGTGTTTGGCACCGCGTGCATGACGCACGTTAATGATTTCGAGAACGTGGCCCGGTTCTACACGCATACGGCTGGCAGCTATCGTCTTGCTCAGGATCGCAAAGGCCGCATCAACACGCTTGTTCGCAGGTTCCAGATGACGGCCTATAACATGGTCGCTAAGTTTGGCTACGATAAGTGTAGCGTATCTGTGCGGAACGCCTACGACAATGGTAACTATCACAACTGGTTCACGGTATACCACGTGATTGAGCCAAACCCGGTTCACAATCCATCCTCTCCCTTCTCCGAGAAGATGCGCTTCCGCTCATGCTACTTCGAGGAGAAGAGCAAAGGTAAAGAGGAGTATGGGGCGTTCCTTCAGAAGTCCGGCTTCCGTAACTTCCCAGCGTACTGCCCTCGCTGGATGACGGCCAACGAAGATATCTACGCTGTTGAAAGCCCCGGCATGGTAACGCTGGCAGACGTGAAGACGCTTCAGCAGCAAGAGAAAGACTTGATGAACGCTATCGCACGGGCGGGCAACCCCCCGCTGCAAGCACCTCCATCATTCCGTAACCAGCCTATCGCTAACCTTCCGGGCGGTGTTACGTCGAACACGGGCATGGGTAGCGATCAGAAGATCGAAAGCCTGTACAGGCTAGACCCCCGCATCCAAGAGCAGGGGTATAACATCGAGCGTGTCGAGCGCCGGATCAATGAAGGGTTCTTCACAGACCTGTTCATGGCGATCACAGATATGCAGGGCGTGCAGCCTAAGAACGAGCTTCATCTCTCCCAGGTCAACGAGGAGCGCCTGCTTCAGATCGGTCCCGGCCTTGAGCAAGTCCACGGCGAGTGGCTGTCCTTGAAGGTGCAGCGCATCGCTGAGCAAATCCTAGATGCAGGGCTTATGCCGCCTGCACCCGAGAGCCTGCAAGGCAAAGAGCTTGACGTTGAGTTCGTGTCGGCGTTGGCGCAGGCGCAGAAGTCGGTGGCCACTTCGGCCATCGAGCGTACCGTTAACTTCGCAGGCGGCATGGCACAGGCGGGCTTCGAGGGCGCGATGGATAAGATCGACAGCGACTACGCTATCGACACCTACGCTGATCTCGTTGGCGCACCAGCCAAGCTGATCATCCCTACGGACAGCGCACAAGAGACGCGTGAGCTTCGCCAGCAGCAGATGCAGCAGGCGCAGCAGATGGAGATGGCTGGTCAGGCTGCAAACATCGCGAAGATGGCGTCCGACGCCAAGCTCGGGGATGAGAACGTATTATCGAATGCGATGGGGAGGCAGCAATGATATCACGTGATATCAATCAGGTTATGGTCGAAGATATATGGCAGAAAGTCCTCAGCACGTATGAGGGCCGTTTCGTCATTAATGAAATAATCGGCATGACTGACGTGTTCGGGGAAGACGGACCTAAGACCGTAGAGCCACACATGCTGAATAGGCTTGAAGGACGCCAAGAAGTGTGCCTTCAAGTACTGCGCAGGGCTTTGACGGCGGACCCTGATGTCTATAAAATCATGCAGAATGAAGCGCGACAGTTTCAACAACAGTTAAATGAAGCGGGAAAAGAGGAAGACGAAGATGGCTGATACAATCGAGTACAATGGGGATGCTGCTGAAGGTGAAGCTAACGCGGAAGCGGGAGCGGGAGCAGAAGCGGGTACGAGTGCAAAGGGCGGTGACGCCCCGAGTGACGGTGGCCAAGATAAAGCTGCTGACAAAGCCAAAGACGCTGACAAAGGCGGCGATGGTGAAGACGCCAAAGACGCTGACAAAGGCGACGATGGTGAAACGTCCGAAAAGAGCGAGGACGGTGATAAGTCTGAGGATGATAAGTCTGAGGATGATAAAGCCGAAGGCGCTCCTGATCAGTATGAAGACTTCACCTTGCCGGAGGGTATGCCACTTGACGAGACCCGATTGGGTGCATTTTCAGAGTTTGCCCGAGGGAAGAACTTTTCCCAGACGGAAGCTCAGGAACTCGTCACAATGCATGCTGAGGCGGTTCAGGAGATCGGTGAGCAGATTATTGCTGATCAGAGCAAACTGTGGGACGAAACGAAGGACGGGTGGTCTAAGCAGTGCAAAGCTGACACCGCCCTCCAAGGCGAAGACGGAAAGATCGACGAAGCTCTTAGCACTGCCAAGCAGGCGGTCGAGAAACTCGGCGGATCGGACTTGATGGACGCCTTGGATATGACAGGGGCGGGTGATCATCCCGCCGTTGTTAAAGCTTTCTACGAGCTTGGGAAACACATCAGCGAAGATGGCGAGTTCAAATTCGGTGGTGCGGCATCAGACCGTAGGTCTAGAGCTGAGAAGATGTATCCCTCCATGAAACCTAAAACCTAGGAGTGAATGCCAATGGCAACTCTTGACAGCGACAACCCCACGTTGCTCGATCTCGCTAACCGGTTAGAGCCGGATGGCAACATCGCCACCGTGGCGGAAATTCTGAACGAAACGAACGAGATCATGTTGGACATGACTTGGAAAGAGGGCAACCTCGTTACGGGTCATAAGACAACCGTTCGTACCGGCATCCCAACGCCGACTTGGCGCAAGATGTATGGTGGTGTTCAGCCAACCAAATCCACCACTGCACAGATCACGGACACCACGGGTATGCTCGAAGCGTACGCCGAAGTCGATAAGGCTTTAGCGGACCTGAACGGCAACACGGCGGCGTTCCGTATGTCTGAAGATAAGCCCCACATCGAGGGCATGATGCAGGAGATGGCCGACACTATCGTCTTCGGGAACGAGGCCACTGAGCCGGAGGCCTTCACGGGTTTTGCTCCGCGCTTTAACTCTCTGTCGGCTGCTAACGCCGAGAACATCATCAGCGGTGCGGGTTCGGGTTCCGACAACGGATCGATCTACCTGATCGGCTGGTCGCCGGAGACGTGCTTCGGTATCGTGCCGAAAGGCTCGACGGCGGGTCTCCAGTTCCAAGACCTCGGAGAAGTCACCGACGAAAACATCGACGGCAACAATGGACGGGCGCAGATTTATCGCTCGCACTATCGTTGGGACGCGGGCCTCTGCGTCAAAGATTGGCGTTATGTGATCCGTATCTGCAACATCGACAAGTCGAACCTGTCTACCACGTGGACTTCGGGTGCCTTCTCGTCGGGCGTTGACCTCTCGGAACTCATGTTCCAAGCGCTTGATCTTATCCCGAACCTTCAAAACTGCCGACCAGCTTTCTACATGTCGCGTGACATGCGGACCAAGCTGCGCCAGCAGTTGTCGGCTAAGACTTCGCAGTCGTCGTTGACCATCGAAAATGTGGGCGGTGTGCGGACGCAGTTCTTCCAAGAGGTGCCTGTCCGTCGCGTTGACGTTCTCGCGGCTGATGAAACCGCTGTAAGCTAAGGCTAGCTCACAGCTAACAGAAGAAAGGAAGATCAAATGATCTTGGACGAACGTAACGAGTTCGCTGATGCTGCGAGCGTAGCGGCAGCAGCGGGCACTGCACTAATCGGAGATGTCATCGACCTCACGGTCGCGCGTAGCATCTCAGGCGGCAACCCGCCGCTCTACTTGGTGATTCAGTGCACCACGTCGATTATCACTGGCGGCGCTGCTGGTACAATCAAATTCCAGCTTGCATCTGATGCGCAGGCTGCGATTGCGATTGACGGCACTGCATCCATCCACCTCGACACCGGAACCTTCGTAACAGACGGGGACGATGCAAACGATCTGGACGTGGGCGACAACATTGGCATCTTCCCGGTGCCGATGGAGGGCCGCGTTTACGAGCGTTACCTTGGCATCCTCTGCGTCGTTGCGACGACTACGGTAACGGCTGGTGCCATCAACGCTTTCCTCACCCCGGACCCGTCCGCGTGGAAAGCTTACGCTGACGCCGCTAACTAAGGGTCAATAGGGAGTGATATCACGTGATATCACTCCCGGCCTTTGAAGCATAGGAGGTGTCCGTGGCTTCGTTTACTGACTCTACTTACCTTAAAAGGGGAATAAAAAAATGAAAGTTCTTTTGAAGCGCAACTTTGCGACGCCGTTCGGACGTTTCCAACAAAGTCGAGACGGTGTCCCAACCAACATTCCTGATATCGTTGTCGATCGTTTGGATAAGCGTGTCCTCGCGGCCATGACCAACGCAGGCAAGAAGAAAGCTCTGTCAGAAAACCCACACCCTGGACTGCCTAGCGCTGCTCGGGTTGTCGGCGCAGACTACAAGACGCCTGCGGAGCTTGACGAACTGAACAAGATCAATGACGTGCCGTTGACCGCTGCCGAGACGGAAGCTGAAATCCACCGGCAAGCCAACTTGATCGCAGAGCAGCGGCTCGCTGAGATGCGTGAAGAGCGTGGCGAGAAGACGGCGCAGTATGCAGCGCAGGCGGCAAAAGCCGAAGCTGAAGCTGACGCCGACGAAGCTCCCGTCGAAGGTGCTGAGGACGACATCCTCGACAAGTCGGTGGACGAGATCGTTCCAATGCTCGCGTCTATGGAGTTCCAGGAACTTAAAGACCTTCGTGAGCGCGAGGAGATCGGCAAGACCCGTAAGACCCTGATCATCGAGATCAATGCGGCTCTCGCTGAGTTCGAATAAGTTCTGATATCACGTGATATCAAATGCAAACGGGCGGGGGTCAAAGCCCGCCCGTTTTTATCTTAGGAGGCGAACATGCCAGTAGGTTTTTCAAGAGCGACGGTCTTTAATATGGCGCTATCCCGCGTCGGGTCGAAAAGTACGGTGCAAGACCCGGACGCTAACAGGCCAGCAGAGAACGCTTGTAGGGTGTGGTATACGGCTGCTCGCGTTGAAACTCTGGAAGCCCACAACTGGAGCTTCGCCCGGAAGTCAAAAGCTATGGCGCTGCACAGCCAAGCTGCCCCCGCAAACCGATGGAACTATCGGTACGCTTACCCCGCTGACTGCGTGGCCCCCCGCTACATTGAGAACCCGCTAGGAGCAGATCAACCCCCAGTGCCTTATGAGGTTGAGAACGCTGACGAGGAGGACGATAGTCTATCTATCGTCACGGACTTACGAGGTGCGGTCCTGATCTACACTAAGGATTTAACTTCCCTTGATCTGTGGTCAGTCCACGCGACCAATATGCTCAGCGTTCGACTGGCGTATCACATCAGTTATGAGTTGACGGGTAAGGTCAGCAATCAGCATCGCATGGAGAAGCGCTTCTTGGACTTGCAAGTTCTTGCGCCCGCCATGGACGCGCAACAAGAAGTCCCCAAGGATAAGTACAAAGCGCAGACCCTAGCAGTGAGGAACTAATATGACCCGCATCCTTCAGGCTTCTTTTTCGCGAGGTGAGTTAGGCCCAGACCTGTACGGGCGTGTCGATGTTGGCGCGTACGCAGTGGCCCTTAAGACGGCGCTTAACCTGATCGTCAGTTCCTACGGCGGGGCTAGCAATCGTCCGGGTCTGATGTTTATCTGCCCCTGTAAAGAAAGCTCAGGCACGCCGCCTGCTCTGGTGGAGTTTAGGTTTAACAA